CCATGTCGGCAAGTACAACGCCATCACGATGGCCGAGCTGACCGGCGCGGTCCAGCGCTGCCAGGTGACGCCCAGCCGCCGCTACGACGAGAGCCGCATCGTGCGCTCAGTGGTCGAGCAGCTGCGGCGCGAGGGCCATCCCATCTGCCACCACAACGGCAAGGGCGGCGGCTACTTCCTGGCCGCTACAGAAGCCGAGCTGGACGAGACCGCGCGCTGGTTCCGCCAGCGAGCGATGAGCGCCTTCCGTCAGGAGGCATCGCTGAAGCGCATTTCACTCACCGCCCTGGTCGAGCAGCTGCACCTCGACCTGGCCACCCCGCGCATGCGCGAGCGGCTGGAACAGCTGCGCGCGGAGCGCGAAGACCACCACCAGGAGAACCGCAATGCAAACGCATAAGCACGACCCGTTCATGACGGGCACATGGGGCGGCCGGCCGATCGGCGCCGTCACCGCCGGCGACCGGTTGAGCATGGTCAAGACCTTCTCGCTCGAGGAGATCGACCAGGCGCTGCAGCTGGACCACATCCAGAAGTCCGTCCGCGCCGCGCTGCAGCGCCGGCGCCGCCAGATCCTGCGCGAGCAGGTCGGCACCCACTCGGAGGGCTGCTGACATGAGCAGGTCACTCAAAGCCATCCTCGCGCCGCTGATCCTGATCGCGGCAAGCGCCGCCGCCTCCCCGGTCAATTGGCTGGTGGAGTTCGTCGAGCCGGTGGACGGCTTCTCGGCCGACGGCTTCGCCCGGGTGCAGCTGCCGCTGCCGGAGGGTGCCGAGATCCTCGCCGTGGAGCTGATCGACAAGCAGCTGCGGATCCACGCCAGCATCGATCCGGACCGGCCGATGGTGTGGCGCGTGATTCAGCTGCAGGCGGGCACCACGCCGCAAACCATTCCGACCGAGCGCTATCTGGGCCTGCTGCGCCGCGGCCGGCTCGCGATCCACGCCTTCGACATGGGCCAATTCACGGCGCCGGTCCCGACCGGCACCAAGTAACGCCGCGCCGCAGCCGCGGCCGGCCAACGCCAAGGAGCATGCACCACCATGATCGACCAGACCCAGAGCATTCAACTGAGTGACATCGAGCGGCTGTGCCGCGAGTTCCGCAAGCACTACGACGAGCTGGCCGAGCGCTGCCGCGTCATGAACGAGGAGATCGAGGCCGTCAAGCGGCGCCGACTGCAGGGTGTGAAGAACGCCGTGCACCGGGCCAACGACGCGCGCAGCGAGCTCGAGCAGGCCATCAGCCTGGCGCCGCACCTGTTCGAGAAGCCCAAGAGCCTGGTGATTGCCGGCATCCGCGTCGGCTATGCCAAGCAGAAGGGCCGGCTGGTTTTCGACGACGCCGGCAAGGTGGTCGCGCTGATCCGCAAGCATCTGCCGGAGCAGTTCGACAACCTGGTCTCGACCAAGGAGACGCCGCTGAAGGGCGGGCTGCAGCAGCTGAGCGGCGCCGAGCTCAAGCGCATCGGCGTGCAGATCGAGGCCGATGTTGACCAGGTGATCGTCAAGAGCACCGACACCGAAGTCGACAAGCTGGTAAACGCCCTGATCGCCGAGGCCGAGAACTACCAGGAGGCGGCATGAGCGCAGAGATCGAACGCGACGGCACAGGCCTCAGCGACGCCGAGCTGTTGGAGATGGCGCTGTCGTATATGAAGGCGTTCGCGAGCCATCCCATGAGCGGCACGCCGGGAGTGCGGCTGTGCGCCGCCAGCTTGAAGCGGCGCGTGATCCCGGGGTGTTGCCTGGCCCACTGGGTAGACGCGCGCGAGCTGCAGCCGCCACCGGGCCAGCTGGTGACGGTGGCCTACCTTTGGCCGGGCGATGACTTCTACACCGTCGACACCGCAGAGCTGGATGGGGATGTCTGGCGCTATTCCGGCGGCGACCTGATGAGCTCGGAGGAGGTGCACTGGTGGTGCCACGCGCCCGCCGCCCCGGCCGTGGCGGGCCGCCCGGTCGGTGCAATCACTGTCGGGCAGGCCGTGCTGGCGGCCTGAAGGAGACGCCGATGACCAGGACCACACACCGCAGCCGCCCGACCAGCGCCAGACTCAAGCGCCTGAAGCTGATCCACCTGGCGCGCCGCGAGCTGGATCTCGATGAGCAGCGCTATCGCGATCTGCTTCTCGAGGCCACCGGCAACGACTCCTGCCGCGAGCTCACGCTCGACGAGCTCGACGACGTGCTGGCCAGCTTGCGCCTGCTGGGCTGGGCGCCGAAGCCACCGCGCCGCCGCTACTCGCCGGCCAGTGCGCACAAGCAGGTCAGCGACAAGACCCCGGCCGACAAGATCCGCGCAATGTGGATCGGCCTGCACCAGGCCGGCCTGGTGCGCGACCCGTCGGAGGCCGCCCTGGCGAAATTCGTCAAGCGCCTCACCGGCAAGTACACCGCCGACTGGCTCAACACGCACGAAGCGACCATCGTGATCGAGGCACTGAAAGCCTGGGCCATGCGCGAACACTGCTGGGACGCCAAGCGCGGCCAGGTGGTGGCGGCATGAACGTGACCTGCCCGAATTGCCTTTCGCACTTGAGCCTGGAAGCGCTGGCCGAGGATGCCGATGCGCGCAAGCTGTTCGGCCTGCTGTCACAGCACGAGGCAGCGGCCGGCGCGCTGGTGCAGTACCTGCAGCTGTTCAAGGCGGCCAAGCAGGCGCTGCGCTGGAGCCGGGCGCTGCGGCTGGCGCAGGAAGTCACGGCGATGGTGTGGGACCACGGCGCATCGGCCGACGAGCTGCAGCAGGCCTGCGTGCGCACGGTGTCGGCGATGCAGGCCAAGCGCAGCCGCGGCGACTGGCGGCCGCTGATGAGCCACGGCTATTTCGAGCGCGTGCTGGCGGCGGTGCTTGCCGAGGCGCATGACGCGGCACAGGCTCGATCGACTTCCAGTCCTACGATTCATGCGGGCGCGCAGTCCAAGCGCGCGGCCGCTTTGCGGGTGCTCGATGAAGACTGAAGCGCCCGACTGGTTCCGGCGCGCGGTGGCGGACGGCCTGAAGGTGCTGGTCGCGCTGTCACTGCCGGGTGAGCCGGCGCTGGACCTGATGCCGGCCACCAAGCGTCTGTGGGTGCACCTGCTGTGGAACAGCCATCACGCCTGGCAATCAGCCGATGCGGCACGAGTGCTCGAGGCGTTCACGGTGCTGGCGACGCTCATCGATCGCTGGCCGGCGCCGCGACAGCTGCTCGACGCACTGCCGCGCCGGCCACGGCCGCAGCAGGCGCTGCCCGGCCCGAAGGCCGACCCGGAGCAGGCGCGGCGCTACATCGCCCAGATGCGCGCGATGCTGCGAGGCGTGGACGCATGAGCCAGGCGGCGAGCGAACTGGAGCAGCTGGTCAGCGTTCGGCGGCTACCGCCGCAGCTGCGCATGCTGGTGCGGCAGATCGGCTTCGAGCCCACACTAAAACTGGTTCGTGCGCGCGGCGGGCGGCAAGTGTGGATCCCGAAGACCGCCAGTGCAGACCGCGTGCTGGCACAGGTGATCGGCGTCCCGGCGCTGGAGGTGCTGTGCGAGGCGCACCGGGGTGAGCGCCTGGAGCTCCCGAAGGGCGACAAGATCCTGATCCAGGCCCGCAACGCGGCGATCGTCGAGCGGCGGCGAGCAGGTGCGTCGGCAGCAGAGATTGCGGCCGAATTCAACTTGACGCGGCGCTGGGTGATCGAGATCTGCAACGCTGCGCGAGATGCCGAACGCCAGGGCGATCTATTTGTCAGCCGCCTCCAGGCTTGCGTCGGCGACGATTCCGGGGCACACTGATAGCCCCTCTGGTTCGCCTGCGTGAACCGCTTCACGCTGACCGCTCCCCGCTGATTCCGTGAGCATGACGACGTTGCCTATCGGCGCTGGTCATGGTCAATCCAATGAACTTTTTCGAACGTGCATGGAACTGGGTGCGGGGCCTAGAGGTGTGGGTCATCGTGCTGCTAGTGGTCGCCGTGCTGGCGCTTGGCTTTTCGGCCTCGGGCTATCTGTCGCGCTGGCTGGGCTCGATCGGGCAGGTTGCGTCCGGTGCCGTGTTGGGGTGGATTATCTCGCGCCGCCTGATCCGGCTGAATGTGAGCGAGTACATCGAGCCTTTGCATCGATGCCTTGCCGGTATGGGCCAGGCGCTGATCGTGGCGGCCGCGATGATCGCCGTGGCGGTGGCCGTATGAACCGGGCGCGCGGCTGGTGGTGGGCAATAGTGGCACTGGGTGCCTCGGTCGCGGCCGCGATCGTGGTGTACGCCGGGCTGGCCGTGCTGGCACCGCTGCAGACGGCCCACGCACAGGTGCCCGATGCGGCCTGGCCCTACCAGCGGCCGATCGTACGCCAGGCGCAGGCCCGGTTCGGCCCGGAGGCGCCAGCAGCACGCATTGCGGCGCAGCTACTCCAGGAGAGCGCGTGGCGCCCGGCGGTGTGCAGCGGTGCAGGCGCGTGCGGACTGGCGCAGTTCATGCCGGGCACCGGCGCCTGGCTGGCCGATCTGTTTCCGAATGAGCTGGCGCCGGCCGATCCCTTTGAACCGGCGTGGGCCATCCAGGCCAATGTCTACTACAACCACTGGCTCTACCAGCGCGCGCGCAACTGGTCCGACGAGTGCGAGCGCTGGGCCGGGGTGCTGTCGGCCTACAACGGCGGCCTCACCTGGGTGAACCGCGATCGACGCCTGGCCGCCGAGGCCGGGGCCGAACCGTCGCGATGGTTCGGCGCGGTTGAAGACTACTCACGGCGCGCGGCATGGGCGTTCAGGGAGAACCGGGGTTACGTGCGTCGGATCCTGACCGAGCTCGAGCCGCGCTACGCCAGCGCTGGCTGGCCAGGAGATCCGGTGTGCCGAACGCGGTGATCGCACTCGGGGGGCTGGCGTTGGCGCTGCTGCTCGGCCTGGTCGCACAAACGCTGGCGCTGCGCCAGGCGAATCAGTCGCTGGGCGCCGCCCAACAGAATGAGGCGGTGTGCTTGGCGTCCAACGCCGACAACCTTGAGCAGCTGCGGTCGCTGAAGCGCGAGCTGCAGGCCTGCATCGGAGAGAGCAATGTCATCGAAGCGGAACTCATGGCCGATCGCGAGCGCGCGGCCGCTGAAGCAGCGCGACTGTCTCGCGATCGCGCGGCGCTGCAAGCACAGCTGGCGGCCGCGGTGGCCGGCAATTCCTGCGCTGCTGAGCCTGTGCCTGCTGCTGCTGTCGACGGGTTGCGCGAAGCAGCCGATCGTGCGCACCGAGCGGGTCGAGATCCCGATCCGCCAGTGGGTGCCGATTCCGGCTGAGCGGATCGCGCCGCTGGACGTGCCGGCGGTACAGGACGATCTCACCTGGGGGGAATCGCTACAGCTCAATGCAGAGCTGTTCAGCGTCGTCGAGGCCTGTCAATTGGACCGAACGAGACTGAGAGCACTCAATGAGCGCACACCACAGCAGTGATAACGCAGCCGGCGCGACCGCGGCCGATCACGACATCCATCGTAGCCTCGGCCGCATCGAGGGGCAGTTGCACGCGCTGATCATCAGCAATCG